ACCAAGCCAAATAGCGACGCTGTTGTCAGTGCTGTCCTTATGCCGTCTGGCTCATCAAGGGTGATGATGACGGTATTGTCAGCAGACGCATCGTGTTTCGGATGAGACTTAATTCGATACACCTCTCCCTGCCCAGGGCCATCGTTGCAAATCAGGTAACCGTCAGCATACTGATCCTTTGTCAGGTCAGTCGTGGGAACCTCAATGCTGATAGTCGTATCGCCGACCGACTGTGCCTCCGTTGCAGTAAGATCCATGTCGTGCGCGGCTACGGCTGCTACGCCGTCCACAATCTTCCCGCCGGGAGTAATTGCAGCAGAACTGTTCTTGGCATAGTAGTATACCCTGCCGTCAGGAAGCTCTGCCCTTGTACCGAGCTTCTGCTTCTGCTCGGAAGACTCAACCTTCTCCATCCCGTAACTTAAATAAACCGTCGTTGGAAATGCCATAGCAATCCTCCTTAAACTTACAGGCTCAAAGTCCTGCGAACACCGTTATTAAATTTCTCGCCAGGCACGGCATTCTTTACACCTGACTACCCTCTTAATAAGGGCCAACCTTCTTAAACCTATTTCCTTTGGCAGACTCTGACTTCTCAGCCCCCTTGCTACCCCCACACCATCTACAGGCGCATGAGTCACTTGGGGGCCACTGTAGAAGCCCTTGCCTTGCCTTCCTGCTCACATAGTCAGGATTCCCTGGCAGTCCAACAATCTTCGTGCCAGCTTCACTTACTACTATACCTTTGGGGTTTTTCAGATCCCTGTGCCGGTACAGTGTGACCTTTGGCTGCCACTCGTCGATATAGTTCCAGGAATATCCCTGACCAACCAATTCCTCTCGTAGCTCAGTACGTTCCTTAGTACTTATTGGCATACTGATTCACTCCTTACGACGTTGCGGGGTCAGAAGCATCAAACGTGAGGCCAACGCCCTTTGAATCGTCCAGCTCAAATACCCCGTAGTCGGCTGTGATTACAACCTCGGTTGCCCGTAGGGATGCGTCCCTCTGACGCTCTGTCCTTGTGTCTACACTCTTTACAACACCCAAGGCACTCCTGTCAGCACATACGCCATTAGCGTCGTCGTTTGAGTCAATGGTGATGTTCCCGTCCTCAAAGATCGGAACCCCGTTCATGGGGCGAAGACCGCTGAAGAAGTTGCCAAGTAGGTCAGCAGACCATCCGGCCGGAACTGGGTAGGTTGTTGATGCCGTCACCGCAGTGTTAGCAATGTCCCACACCGCAAATGGATGCTGGACGATGTAGACCTGCGATCCAAACGCCTTGCCCTTGGCATACGCCACGGTTGCAGACACGTTAGCAAGGCTCATTGCACTCCCAGCCGTACCGAAATCTGTGCTAAACCCACTGTACAGAGCCAGAACGTCCTTGTCCTTCTTTCGTGCCATGCCATCACCAAGCTGTCGCCCGATGATAGAGAACACATTCTCGGCACTCTGTCGTGCCAGTTTATCGGTAATGATGATCTTGGCTCCTACCTCTGCTGCGGTAAGATCTACCGTTGTCATCCCGATGTCTTCCTCATCAATGATGTCTTGACCATCGACGAGATCGCTCATCGTCATCTGAGCTACCTTTGGAACGGTGACCTGCTTAGAACCCTTGGGCAGAGTGAACTGCTCAATCAGGTTCATAGCTGGAGCATTATGCTCCTCTGTGTATCTCGCCGATGCGATAATAATCCTTTGGGCATTTTCCAGATTGCCCGTTGTGGCTGTTTGTGCCATATCAGTCCTCCTTAGACTAATTTCCCAATGCTAATCTTCTTGCAGCCTGTAATGCTGCGTCCGACCTATCCCCGGCTATATAGGCTTCCAATAGCCGATCCTGGTTCGATGTCACCTCCGCTGCACCCCGATTATCATCAAAGGTCTGCGGTGCGACACGCCCCTGCTTCAACCGCGCATTTTCCGCTACGAGCGCTCTCTCACGTTTCATGCGCTGGGCCTCTCTCTCCATTTCCGCTGGAGTGTTGGCCGCTTGAAGAGCCCTAAAATCACTAAGCATCTGCTTGCTTACAAGCCCATGCTTCTCCAGAATCTGAACAGTAGCCTCATACTTACCCTGGACGTATCCAACCATATTAGAGGTTTCCTGTTCCTGTTTTCTGAACTTTTGTTCCTGTTGTATATACTGCCGTGCCTGCTCTCTGGACTGTTCCGGCAGATACCCTGCATCGGTAAGACGTTGCTCGTATGCACGGGCCGTTCTCCCAAGTTTCTCTTTCCACTCACGTTCTGCGTCGGCCTCTTGATACCTGCGGAGTTCGTCAATAGACTTTTGGTCAACCTGTGGAACAGCTGGTGGCGGTGGCTCCTGTGCAACCGTATCTGTCGGGGCGGCTACCTGGTCTTCTGTACCAACAGGTGCGCCCTCGGAAGGCACGGGTTCAGGAGTCCCTTCAGGAGCCCCTTCAACAGGAGCTTCAGTAGGGGTTTCCGGCTCCGCTGTCTCCGTAGCTGTCTCAACCGGTTCTACAACCGTAATAGTCTCATCTGCGTCTTGAGGTTCTGTCGCTGTAACCATAATCTACTCCTTTTCCTCTATATATAGTACACCTATAAGTCAAATCCACAATATACTGTGGCCTACCTAGTCGGCACCAACGCTTCTTTATACAGTTCTTCGTACTGTATGTTTGGCCTTGTGCCTCCTGTGCGTAAATAGTTGAACATAAGCTCCTCAAGCTTACCTTTCCCCTGGTATCCGTATCCAGCTTCTAGCATAGCCCATTTCCACTCAGCCGGCGAACTGTCTATGAAGAGTTTTTTAGCATTCCACAAGACATTGTTCTTGCGTGAGGCATCTTCGTAAGCCTTCTTGATAGACTTTGTCGGTTCTTCCTTGGCTGCGTCATCTCTTTCATTGTACGGTAGCGCAAGGTACGCATCAATCTCAGCTTGCGTTGCCCCTGTCGCAGCCCTTATGTTCTGAATTATGACCGGATGGCTTTCCAAATCATAGTATGTACCCGAATGCCCCCCTAAATTAAGCTCAAGCGACCCGGCATAACGGGAAGCGTCAAGCATCCTTTGTACTGATTCCGGGTATTTCTCCTCCTGAATACGAATATTACTGAGGAGTAGCTTTGCTTCATCTGGGTTAAGGCCACTCCAGAATTTCGCTTCTTCCTCATCGAACTTCTGCCCTGCTTCTCCAGAGAAGCTGATCGCTCCGCTTACTGGATCTCGTGCAGACTCGAATAGCTTATGGTACTGCCAAAGCAGATGATCTACCGTGCCTGGGTCTGGCTCTTCACGCTCTAAGTCGTCCTTGTAAATGCCCTTTGTGAAGCGTTTCTTTTCTTCATCCCACACAGTTCCATAAAGCTCATTATAGAAAATAGTTCTGGCTTCATTCACCTTCTCCCGTGCAGCCTTCGGACGGAACCCAGCACTTTCTACAGGTGCCGCCAGGTATTTATCTGCCGTCCTGTCCAACTTGCTAACCAAGTCGTTCTCGTATGTGGATCGCTCCACCCGTGTAACGGCATATTCCTGTTGCCTTCGTGCCATCACCTCTGTTCTTCTCTGCTCCTCTTCCAGTAAGTCGGGTCTTGTTTCACGTAACTGCTGCATCTGCCTTGGAGACAAGTCCTCCCATGACCGAACAGGTTCTCCGGCACGATTAGGATCTTCAACAGTGAAACCACTCTCCCTTGCTATCCTGTCCCTCAGAGCTGGCGTTGGCTCTCCCCTGACGTTAACTCCAAGCCCCTGAAGCAACTGGCCCCCAGTACCGATCCTCTCCTCCCCTGGGGGAAGGAGTTCACCTACGGCAGGAACCTGCTCTCGGAGAATATCCACTCCGGTTTGACCGACGCCAATCGGTGCAAACAGATCCAGTACCGCTGCAGCACCCCTTGAAACTATCCCACCCGGCCCAACCTCATTGATGGGAGCCCCAAAGTAATCAGTCCCTTTCCTCTGGTTTTCTAAAAACCGTACAGGGACAGACTCCCTTGCCGAAAGAAACCCCACAGGATCTAACACTCTGAAC